AGTTTGCAACATACAAGTCATCATCAACTCTATCAAATAGATTCTTTCAGCCAACTGTTAAAAGACAAAATGCAAGGAAGAAGTGTATTGAGGCTATAGGTGAATTGCTAAATGATTTTGATTGTATAAATAGCTACGATGTTGCAAGGAGGTTCAAGGATGAGGAAACATATTTTCATGTATTCAAGAAAAATCAAATAGGTGGAGTGAGAGAAATTTTGATTCTACCAATCACCAACAGAATCAGAATAAACATTTTAGAAACCATATCTAGAAATATATGCTCTTTTGATCACAGAGAGACCCTAACTCATGGTGCAAAAAAGTTTGAGAACATGAAATCAATATTGTACAAATGTAAGAAATTGCCTGGAGCTAGAGCCAGCTTCCACCTCACAATGGACAAATCTCGATGGGGCCCAAGCTTTGTCCCGATACAGTTCCTTTATTTGTTCACTCCTTTTAGGAAGGAACTTGGGGATCATCTGCACTACATCACTGATGTGCTGATACGCCATCAAAACAAGAGTTGTGTTTTACCAGATCGGCTAACACAAGCATGGTATCAAGATAACAATGAACATGAGCATAAGTTTCCTGGATTACAAAGGCTAAAGGAGAAATTTCTAAGAGATAAGAGTATATTGTATCCAAATGAGTCCAACATGGGACAAGGTATATTACACTATACGTCCTCATATTTGCATCTAGCAATGATTAGTTTTAGAGATGAATTATATAGAAGATGTTGTAAAAAACAACATTGGGACTGTAATGATCATGAAGACATTTTGTCTTCTGATGATTCTTACACCATGTTTTGTCCTGAATTATACAAGGATGACTCACTTCGGCATGTGAGAGCCAAGTTAGTGACGTTTTTGAAGTGTCAAGAAATATCAGAGTTATTATTCAATTGTCGAACATCTGTGGTTAAATCCAGCATAAATCCCTTTATTGGTGAGTTTAACTCCTTGTTCACCAGTGGTATGACATTTACTCCAACACTCATAAAATTTGCATTATCATCAGTTCATCCTGTCAACACTGACTCATTTTACAGACTGGTGAAAGAATGTTATTCTGCTTCTAGGCAAATTGTGGAGAATGGTGGATGTCTTGATCTATATTATTTGTCACATCTATTAAACAAGAACTTTGCTGAGGGTATATACCACACAAATCCAGGTGGGCAAAATGATCACACTAGGCTTGGGTTAACACGAGTGCCATATCAAATGGGTAGATATCCTTTGTTCAACCCAGCTTTGATGTTAATGTTCGGCCCTGAATACTACAATTATCAATTATACAGGGATTTCAAAAACCTTTCTGAGAAAGAAAAGCATTTCTTCACTGTGAGCCACAAAGTTGTCAAGGGGGGCATTGTTGAAACACTGAGTGAGTTAGAAGATGGAGACACAATTCTAGGGGGATTAATAAGAATAGAAGCATCAGTTGGCCCTGTAAAGCAACTACAAAGAATTAGGGACAACTCAGTATACACCAAAGAAATGTTAGAGAAACGATTTATGGAGGATCCTTTGATATTAATTAGAGCTCCTAAGGAGAAGGAAGAGATAGCATTTAGGACAGCTCAAAAACTGTATACTACAGGGTCGGCTGAAGCGATGAAAAATCTTGCGGCATCAATTTATTATGGGAGAGTGTCAGCCACTGTTTCTGCGAAAGTGTTCTATGTTCCCAATGGCACCATTGAGAAAATG